ATGAATTCAATAAGCGGATTTTCTGATAGTGCGGTGAAGGCGCTCAATTCGGCGCTGGGAGCCGCTATGGGATATGGTCACACCTATGTCGGCAGCGAGCACATGCTTTACGGGCTGGTAAGCGACGACAGCTTTCCGTCCGCGTCGGTGCTGCGGAGGTACGGCGTAGGTCGCAATGAAGTCCTTCGGCGGCTGGAAACGCTGGTCGGCAA